CTAACTCTACTCTCATTATAGCTTCAGCGATATCTATATCTAAATCTCTAGCTAAAGCTAATGCTTCAACCTCCATTTCTAACCAATCTAACTCATCTTCAGCTATTTCAACTGGATTGTGCTCGTAAAATAATTTACCATTATGAGGGTGATATAAAGATAGAAATTTTTGTAAAGTAGTTTGCTCTCTTGGAACAAACAATGCTCCACTTCTAAAAACTACATGCTCTAATCTTTGATCTCCTTTCATTTCATCAACAAAACAAGTTCTTTGATTTTGACAATATTTTATCTCTCTTTCATATCCAGCTTCTTCATCAAACCAAAATAAGTTAGATGTTCTAATTGAATACGATAATGGTTTTTGATTTCCTTTTAGATAGTACATTCTATCTCCTACTTCCCATTTGTTTTTTACTGGTTCGGGTTTAGCTTCTTTTTTTACTTTAGGAGCTTCAACCACTGGTTCTTCCATAACAACCGTTTCTTCAACTATAGGTTCTTCAACCTTAGTTTGTTCTTTTTTCTTTGCCATAATATAATATAATAAAAATTAATAAAAATATAAGGGCGATACTAGACCGCCCTTATAAATAAATGATTTACTTCATTAACATAAAGTTGTTAGCACCTTGAGTAACTAAACATCTTTCAGTTAACATGTGAATCTGCATTGCATCAAGCGCTGATGTAGCAGCTCCAACTGAACCAGTAACCCAAGATTTCATTCTTCGATCATCAGTTTGTGAAGCTCTATATCTAACGTGTAAGAATGGTCTTTTCATGTTTGAACCAACCATTTGATCGTACACAGTAGACATACCAGCAGGAATCATAACACCTCTGATTGCATTCGCACCAGCAGCATCATTAATTCCACCTCTTGTAGCTTTGTCATTTAAGTATCTAAAGTCAGACTTGTAGAAGTCATAAGAACCTCTTCTGAATCCTGAGAAACCTAAGTTTAAAGCCATATCAGCGTCGTTGTCGAATACTCCGTAAGAAGTACCTCCAGCTCCGTAAGAATTCATTGAAGCAAGCATGTCATCCATAGCTAAACTAGTTGAACGATTAACAAACATCATGTATTCTTCAATAGCACCTTGTTTGTCAAATTCAGCTAATATAGCATCAAATTCAGCTAAATCAGTAGCAGCATTCACACCAGTTACACCTGTAGTTACATTACCTCTATTAGTAATAGCAGCGAATAAACCTTCAGTTCCAGAAGTGTGAGCATCATTACCTGTTAAAAAGTCTGCTGTATCATCAGTTCCAGGTAGACCTTTTTCAGCTTCTAACATCGCCATTTCAATGTAATCAGTAAAACGAGCTCTTGTGTCAGACTCAGCTTTCAAATACCATAAGTAACCAGAGTCACCCATTTCAGTTGAAATCTCAACCCAACCTACTCTTGCAGCATCAGATCCTGATACTTCGTAGTAGTCTCTCATTATAATTGGCTTGTTGTTGAAAGACTTGAAAACTGGTTCGTTAGCTCCTCTATCTTCAGCTTGAGCACCAGCAAAATTAGTATACTTTTTACCTTTTGCAAACTCAGAACCATAAACTAGTACTGTAATAGGATCATTATCCTCAAAACCTACCGTATCTAAAGACGCGTGACCATAAACCTCTACTTCTAAATCTGAGTTTCCTGCAGCTACCTCAGTAACTAAACATTTAACTACACCAGCAGAACCAGCTATTATAATAGTATCTTGATTTCTAACACCGTGGACATTAGTTGTATACGTTGTAGTTTCATCAATATCTTTATCGATAGTAATTAAACCACTAGTACCACTTGTAATACCACCAGCTTTTGTTTTAACTTTTCCTTTAAACGACAAGTGTAATCTACCTTGCTCAGACCAAACAACTTGATCAGCTTGCATAGATTCTTCTGCACCGACTTGAGATAAGAAACCTGAAATTGTTCGTGGTCCGAACACTTCAGCTTCCTCAGCCATTAAGTCTGGCACGTATTGTTGCGCCCAGTCTGTTGATCCTGACGCGAGATCTAAATAGTTCGTTGCTAGTGTTTGCTGCTTTGGAGCAGGTACACTATTCAACGACCCTCCTGCGTTAATTGCCATAATATATTCTTTTTAAATTTTTAATTCTTTTTTCTAATTTTAAAAGATCTATTTTTCATGTCAGAAGTTGACTGTCCTAAAACTTTAACCTTAACCCCACCAGCTTCATATTCACCATGTGTTCTTCTAGGTTCTAAGTTAATATTTTTGTCTTTAGCAATTGTGTCCTTTATAGCATCCGCTTTTCCTTGCTCATAAAAATGCTTAGCAATACTATCAGCATTCATAGCAGTGTATAAAGATTTGTGGTAACCAGCAACATCACTTATAGTTGATTTATCTTCGTCAACAAACTTGTTGATAAAGTTGTTTATATCACTTTGAGTTTCCTTAACCTTGTTAACATCTTTAACATTAAATCTAAACTTTTTGTCTCCAACTTTATAATCAAAACCTTTGAAATTATCGTTGAATACATCGTTAGTTTTATTTAAAAACGTTCTCTTGCTTTTTTCAGTTAACTTTTTTTGACTTTCTTGATCTTTATTGTATCTATTAAAGAAATCAATCGCCTTCTGTTGCTCACTTGAAAGTTTGCTTCCAGCTTTAATGTCTTCATAGTATTTAGACTTTTGCCTGTCTAAGTGGGCTCGCGCCTCGGCAACTTGCTCTTTGAGGGCTATTTTTTTCTTCTTTATATCATTAGGTTCATCAACATCTACATCATAACCATATCTTTCTTCTAATATAAAGTTTCTTTCTTCTGGTGATAAATGAGATTTAGTAGCTCTATAATACTCATCTAAAACCTCAGAGTCATCTAGTTTAGATATATCTCTGTTTAAACTAACATAGTCATTTAAGTCACCACCAGTTTCATTCATGAAGTCAACTACTTTTTGTAGCTTTTCTGGTAGTGGATTTTTAGGTGTTTCTATTGGAACCTCTTTAAAACTAGACTTAGTCTCTTCAATTGGTTCTTCGTTAGTAACTTCTTGTACTACGGGTGTTTCTTCTTTTTTATCCTCAACTTTAACTTCTTCTTTTGGTTCAGGATTTACCACAACAATATCTTCTTCAACTGGTTTTTCAACCTCCTTATTCTCTTGTTTTGGTGTATCTAAGTTAACTTTAGTTATTTTCTGCTCTACTTTTTGCATTTTAACTTTAGTTACTTTTTCTTTTTTATCAGTCTTTTCGACTTTAGGTTCTTCAACCTTTTTGTTTTCTTCTGCCATAATAAAATTTTATAAAATATTAAGTTTTAGGAGTAAACCTCTTGCTATCAGCTCCTCCCGTAATTATATCATTACCTGATGATTCAAACTTTTTAAAGGAATCACCCTCTTTTCTTTTGTCTATCATATTCATTTGATGAGAAGCTTGCCTATCAACTCTAGCATCCCTTCTATCTTCTCTTAAAGATTCTAATTGACTACTTATTTCTCTTTCCATGTTTTTTTGGCTAGAATTTAACTTAAACTCTAGTAACATTAATTCTTTTTTACTTCTAACCTCACTATCTAGATAACTAATCTTTAAAGCGTTTTTAGTTTTTTCTAAGTCAGTATCTCGATCTGCTTTAGCTTGATCTCTTTCCATTTCTATCTTAGCTGCTTCTCTAGCAGCTTCGGTATTAGCTTGTGATTGAGCTTGTATGTTTTGCTGTTGTATCATTTGATCTCTTTCAAGCTTTTTTCTTCTTTTAACCTTTAATAGTTGATTAGCCATTTTAACGTTTTTGACGTCACGTATATCAATTGCATCGTCTAAATCTATTAATTTCTGCCCTAATGCAACTTGTATATTATTTTCTAATATCTGCTTTTCTTCTTCGTCTGGTGATAGTTCTATGAAAATACCAAAATCATATAAATGTAGTTCAGACATTTCCTCAAGAGTAGCTACATTATGAGCTCCAATAGCTCTTATAAAAGCGTTTCTTGTTGGAGAATATTCTATTATATCAGATATTCTTAATGATAAACACTCAGCTGTTTCAGCTGTTAAATATAACATTGATTGTAGTATATGTCTTGTCGCTGTATTAGAATTAGCAGCTGCAAGTTTTTGAACACCAACTAAAGAATCTCTATCGGGTGTGCTTGCGTCTCTAGCTTCATTAAGACCTGTTACATCTCTAATCATCTGCATATAGTAGTTATACGTTTGGATTAAAGCTTGTAGTTTACCTCCACTTACACCATTATTTATTTGTTGTATTGGAACTTTACCTGGGTTAGGATCTCCTTCAGATGTAAAACTTCTACCTATAACACTACCAGTTTGGAAGAACATATTTAAAGCTTCCTGTGGATTATAGTTTGTTCCATTACCAAGATCTATTTCAGCTAAACCATCAGCATCAAGATAAACACCATCTGGCACCATTCTTGACATTACTTGTTGTAGTTTTAGATGAGTTAACTGTATCATATCAGCAAAACCTGTTATTCTACCGACTAAAGACTCTATTCTACCTTCATATATTCTAGGCGCTGTTATTTGATAATTCATTTTAACTCTAGCAAAATCAGATTCACTTCTCATCATATTTGGAGATATACCCCAGTGTAGTAGTTTGTTAGAACCTAAAACATAAACACCTTCCATTAAAACCTCAACAACTCTTTCCATTTTACTAAAATCACCTTCTTGATTAGCTGGTGGATTAAATGTATCATCTTTTTGTATAATCTTTTCTCCTCCAGCACCTGTCTTTTTTAACTTATAAACATCATTAGTATGAGTTTTATAATTAAAGTATAAAACGTTTATTTTATTCTTATCCCTATGAGGTGTATGCGTTAATGGATCTTTACCTTTATCTGTTATTTCTTTTATATCTACTTCTGTAAGGTTTGGAAATTGTTTTACTAATTCGTTTATTGATATCTCTTTAACTTCACCAACATAATATATATCATCAAAATATGGAGAATCAGTATGAGAGTAAACTAAATTAGAAGGATTAACATACTCAACTTTAGCACCTTCACTGAAATTAAAAGTAGTCTTAGACGCAGCTATACCTATTGTTGTTAAATCATATAAACATCTTCTCTTAATAAGATCGTAATCACTACCTTCCATCAAAACATTAATAGCTTGTTCCTCAGCTAACTCAACAGCTTGTTTATAATTAAGCTGCATATGTAGTTTTAATTCTTCTTCAGATTCAGGTAAAGTTTTAGGATTATTTTCATAAAGGTTCATGTTGAACTGTTGCCTAGCTAAATCGTTGAACTCTCTAGATCTCATATCTCTCAATATAGATTCCATATACTCAGTTCTTTTAGCAACACCGTATTCATCTTGAGAAAAACAATTTATTTCGTAATTTCTCTGAGCCATACCATTTACAACTATATCCACAAACTTGGGTATTATTGGAACTGGTTTCCAATCTAAATTAAGATATGATAAATCACCGTTTATAGATAATTCATTTTTATACTTTTGTATCGACTGTTCTCCTCTAGCATAAAGTCGTAGTTTATGGAAATTATTAACATTACCAGTAAACTTACTAGTATTACCAGAAAACCATTCTTGTCTTATAGCCTTAGCTATTTTAAGTCCATATTCTGTGCTAAGTTTCTCTTGATCGCTTACCGCTTGAGAAGGAAAATTTACGTGAGAGTCTATCATGCTCTTTGTTTTATTATTGTTGATTGAAATCCTTTATTATTATATTTTGCAACTTTTAAATTAAGGGCTGTCTTTTCTCTATCTGGATTAGGTTTGTACATATGTCTATTGCAAGCCATAATTGCTAATCCAGAACTTATTGAAGCATCATGCTTTGTTCTTTTTGTTATATCAAACTTAGACCAATCGTTTAAAGTTGTATTAAAATACATATTACCATAAACTCCTTCTTCAATTAATCCAACGTGATCGTTGATATACATTTCAATTGCAGCAGCATGAGCTTGCTTTATATCTTCACTAGAATTTGGTATTCCACCAATTTCTTTTTCTGCAACTGATAATTTGTTCCAAATTTTATCTGGTCTATTCATACTAAAACCTCTATATCCTCTTCTTCTAAGATAATATAAAAGTCTAGGTTTATTATTCTCTGCTAATAACGGCATACCATAAAATACTAATGCCATTAGTACGTCTTCAAAAAACATATCAGCTGTCTGCGGTCTCGCTATATACTCTAAAAAGAAAGTATTAGCTGGAGCATCTTCCATTGAAAACTTAGTTAATCCGTGTAAAGCTCCTTTCGACCCTGTTCC